TCTGTCCATCATGCGGCCTTCCTTATCGGCGTTCATCTGCACAGCGGTCTTCACTGCATCCAGCTTGAGGCGCTTGTCATCAGTGGCGGTCTGTGCCTGAATGCGCTCACGCTCAATCTGCTGCTGTGCTGCTTTGATAGCGTTGTCGGCCTGATCTTTGGCGGCTTTGCGCTGGTTGTCTTGCTCTTTAAGTTGAAGCTCTTTCATCTGCATTTGGACAATCGGGTCTTGCGCTTGTTGTTGCGCCTGAGCCTGCTGTGCCTCTTGCATATTCTTCTGGAGCAACTGTTGTGCAGCTTGTGCCAACATGGGAGACAGCCGCGCTTCCACCTCTGGAGACATCTGAACTTCCTCGCCGGACTCGTCTATCTGCGCTGGCAACTGCATACCAAGCGTCTGCTCGATCTGCTTGCGGTACTCGAACCCTAAGTGCTCGTTGATGTGAGCCATCATGGCTGACTGCATCGCAGGTGCCTGTGGGTTGTTTTGCAAGAGCGCCATGATCTTGGGGTCTTGCATCGCGGCCATGTGCACAACAATGTGCGCCTTGTGGTCTTGAGAGATAAACGCCTTGACCGGCTTGCCCTTGAGCACGTTCTGGTTCTCCGACACAGGGTCTGTGGGCCTCTGGTCATCGTCCATCGGCACAAGTTTTTGTGCGTCTTTAACACCCAACACTTCTAGCATCTGACGGTGCAGGAGCGGCAAGTTATACAACTGCGGCGCACCTTGGGCCAACTGAATCACAGCTTGGTACTGCACGATCTTCTGCGCCATTGTTGACGCATTAGGATCGCTGACGGGGATCACGTCCACGTCATCGTAGTCAGACTTCTTGGCTTTACGTGAGCCTTCGCTTGGCTGGTAGTCGTAATCGTCAGGTGTGTACTCAGCGATGATGTTCTTGAGCAGACCCAACTCTTGCTTCATCGAGTAGTGCACACGTGCCTGAATGGCCGACATGTTCTTGAGCGTTCTCTCCAGAATCGCCAAGGTAGTACCCACAGGCGCTTGCGCACTCATGTCACTGAGCGTCAAGTCAGCCGTGTTGGCGAAGCGTCTGCCCTCTTCAACGATCTGACCGAGCAGCGCCATCAATGTCTGGCTAGGCTCTTTGTACGGCAGGGGCAGCAAGTTGTCTTTAAGTGTGCCGCTGGCCACGTCCGCATCGCGCCACTCGCCCGGAGCAATCGGTGTATCGTCTCCCTTAACCCGCATGCCGCGAGTCTTGAAGCCGCCGGGCAGGTTACTTAGCGTACCAGCATCAACAAGCTGACGAATAAGAGAAGTGCCTGACTTAGCAAAAGCGCCGATGAGGTGAATGAGACCAAAACAGTAGAAGCCAAATCCCGGAACGTATCCGTAATGGACGAAGTGTTGGCGTTTTGCGTAGGTGTCATCATCAGGCTCCCAGTTGCGGCGAATAGCCAGCACGTTGCTGGTTCCTTTTTCAAGGGTAATCACATACGGCAGCGCGATGCCCGTCTTCTCGCCCTTCTTGTCCTTGTGCTCATAGCCCTCAAGGTCGAGGTCTACGTTCATCTCCAAGAGTTTGAAGCGGTTATCAGACGTGGCCCTAAAGCCCATCTTCTCGGCAATCTTCTTCTCGACTTCATCGAGCACGTTATCAGGTGTGCCCAAGTCAATGTCGCGGTAGAACCCTGCCACTTGCAGCTTGCGCAACTCGTTCTCGGTCTTGCGCATCACATGGGTAATGCGAGGAGAAGACTGCAAGTTGGACGCGCCGTAAGGCACAACGATGTCTTCCGCAGGAACGAAGAACGACACCTGACGATCCAGTGACGGATCGAAATACACCTTCTTGAACGCATTGCCAGACAGACCCAGACCCCACAACATGCGCTCATGCTCTGGCCTGTATTCCTTCATCACGTCTGTCAACTGGTAGTTCATGTCGTCTGCCACACGCTGGGCAGACTCTTTCTTGGCGGGGGTCTCTTTACCAATGATCTGGGTCTTGACTGGCCCAGCGGCTGGGAACGTTGCCATCATGGTCTCGGACTGGAACTTCACCAGCGCCTCAGACAGCATGGGGTGGAACACACCGCACGCGCCTTCCCACGGCTCTGTTCGCTCTTCGATCTTCATGCCCAGCAGTTCTAGGCCATCGACATAAGTCTGCATCCAGTCCTTGCGGCTGGCTACGTCCTCGTCATAGTCGCTGATCAAATCTTCGGCCAGACTCTGCAAAACCTCTTCGCTGATCTCTTCAGCCAAGTTGATGTTGAACTCGTCTTCCCCTTCTGCATCAGGGTCGATCTCAATTTCCAACCCGTCCATGCCAATCGTTACTGACTCAGGGTCTTCAATCTCGATCTCAATCTGCGGAGACGCACCGTTTATCACGGCGAGTTCTTCCAAGCCTTGTGGGGCTGCGTATAGTGACTTCTCAATAGCCATGATTTATTCCTTTTATATCTTCACAAAGTTCATCAAACGTTAGGCCCCGGTCTTTTTCTAAAAACTCAACGCTGAATAAATATCTGGGCCTTGTGGTGTTAAGCACCATGTGCGGTACTTGTGTATTGAACGCATAGTACGTGTCTGGCTTGTACTTCAACTCTTGCGTGTTAAACACTACCCCCGGCTCACCATCCAGAAACAAACAGCGGCTGTCCCCATCGTCTGACAACAGCATATTAAGCCCGACCTTACGATCCGTGTCTACATGCCAGTTGTAGCAAGTGTTTGGCTCCATCCTCAACACGCCAGCATGAAACGTGCGTTTATTCGCCAAACCCGCAAGAAAAAAGTCTAGCTGCGATATTTCGCGGGGTACTGGGACAGCCATGAAGTTGTAGTACTGCGTCCACTTAGGGCTGTTCATGGCGTAAACGTACAAATTTTTAGCGATTGAAGCCTTAACTGGTACGGGCATATATGCGGTATTCATCAGTAGTACGGCTCCTTCCTGCGGTGCTGCCGTGGTTCGTCTTCCTCGTCAGACGCCAGTTGAATAAACCCACCACGGCGATACCGTAGCAGGGCTTGTGTCATCGAGTCAACCAAGTCATCGTGCTCACCGGATGGGAAAGACGCGACCTCTTCAATCAGTTCTTCTGCCCAATGAGTATTAGGCACCCAAACGTGGCCTGACGCAAACATATCAGCCACCGCATTCAGACGCGCTATTTTGTCATTCCCCTTGCTTGGCGTGAACTCCTGCACCGGTATACCCATCGCCCGCAACTCAAATATGAGGGGAGAACCCGCCGCCTTGGCCTCCACGATCAGGCTATCGACTTCCCATTCCTTGTATTCCTCAAACGCCCGCTGCTTTAACTCGGGGAACTCCATGCGCTTCTTGAACGCATTGAGCAAGATGATATTTGCCCGGTTTACGCCCAGATCATCGTCCTGATAGAACACGCCCCATGTTGTGCATGCACTATAGTCAGCCCGTTCTGTCTTCAAAAACGCCGTATCCCACGACTGAATGATGAACTCGCATGACGGTGGCCGGTCATGCTCCCAAATTTTCCACCATTCCCGCTTCACAATGGCAGAAACGTCCGAAGTGGGCGACTGCATGTACTGCGCCTGCCACTTGGCGTTGGGAAGTTCCTCTTTTAGGGCAGAAAGCTCCTTTAATGACCAAAACTCAGGCCATAAGGGTTTACCCGAGGGCAAAATGGCAGGAAACTCGATCACTTCCCACTCTTCACCCGACCTTTGGGCCGCAGCTTTGACCACTTGGCCCGTCAAATCCCGTTTTGACCACCGTGTCATCACCACAACAATCGCCCCGCCCGGTTGCAGACGCTGACGAGGGCCAGATGTGTACCACTCGTACGTCTTGTCGTAGATTTCCGGGTTGGTCTGGGCCATCGCGGCCTCTTGCTCCGAGTGCGGGTCATCAATAATCAGGATGTCGGCACCTTTACCAGTCACCGCACCGCCAATACCGATAGCGAAGTACTCCCCGCCGAAGTTTGTGTTCCACCGACCCGCCGCTTTGCTGTCAGACTGCAAGTCTAGGGACGGGAATATCCGCTTGTAGTTAGCAGAGTCCACCAAGTTACGCACTTTTCGGCCAAAACCCACCGCCAGTTCGGCAGTGTGGCTGGTCTGGATGATCTTTTTGCCCGGATTCTTGCCGAAGAACCACGCTGGCAGCAGGTATGAGGCGAATTCTGACTTCGTATGCCGTGGCGGCATGTTGATGATTAGGCGCTTGCACTCACCGTTGGCCACCCGCTCAAACGCTTTAGCCATCTTCTCGTGATGCCGACCGTGGATGAAGTTAGGCCACATCTCCCGCACGAACACCATGAAGTCATCGGACGCTAGGGTACGCAGCTTGCGGGTATTCAACTCATCCAGAATTTCTGCGATGGCTTCCTGCTCGTCTTTGGGGAACTTCTTGATCAGCATCTGCTGCTGACCATACGGCAGTGTCTGGAGCTTCTCCAGCACTAATTCAAGTTTCGTCTTTTCAACGACCTCAGTCATCCGTCTCGTCCAACTCTTTGCCGGTCATGCCCAGTTCCTCGTCCAGATCAATCACTTGGACAGCGGGTGCACCGTTGAGGTACTTCTCTTCTGTGGGTTGCAGTTGCTTGGCTTCCACGTCAATGATGCCATCCATATAAGAAGACAACTTGGTAGCCAGTTCGGCCTGCAACTCTTCAGTGGTTCTGTGGGTGACGTTGATATCCACCCGTTCTGCGAACGCGCCCACGTCGCTCATCTTGCCCAGCATCTCCAACGCCTTTAGCTGGGTGGACTCTTTGTCTGAGCCTGTCAGCATGAGGAGGCGCATCTTTACATAGTTGCGCACCTGCGCCGCGTTACGCACGACCTCGACATCGTACTCGTCCAGCATTCCCTTGAGGATAAGGGCAGCGGCTGAACTGATCTCTTTACCGGCGGTTGGGGTTTCAAAGAATTGCTCACGCGCTTCTTTTTTGTCTGCGGTAGTCACCGTGGGAAGTTGCATCCCGTTCTCTGTCAAAAACTCTACCGTGTTGAATGCCGCTTGTGCACGGGCATGCAAGTCTCTAGCCTCTTCTGCTGTGAGCGAAAAGGGCACTGGTACGTCTAATTCAGGTGTAACTAATATCATGGCGCGGTTTGTAGCTCCAATTTGTGCGGGAAGTGTACACGCTTTTTAAAATTTTATATAGGGGGTGGGGGTGTTGCAAATAAAAAGGTGACGGGGGGTGTTTCTGGGGACGTGTATAGAAAATCGACACGTTATTTGCGTAAGGGGTACCCTACAACATCTTGTGGTGTTGTAGTTAGCTGCCCCGGCGAAGCAAGTTACACACTATAAGATGTTGTGGTGTTGTAGTTAGTTGATTTGGTGGCCAGTGTTTGTTTATTTGCACGGGTTAGAAGTCTGGTTTGGATTTTTACGTTGTTTCTTTTGTGCATATTACAGTGCATAGCCGCGCTACGAATGACCGGCCCAATCTAGGGGGTGCCCCTCGCCCATTCCCTGCTTCATATCATATGAAGCCCTACCTGTCAATTCCGTGCTATCCCGTGCAACCTATAGCGTTTTGTGGTGTAATACATTCATGGATCGGGAAAGCACAGCCGATACATACACTCTTAACAACCTGTGCTGATGAAAGTCTTTATGACAAACGAAACCCTCTCTCTGTCTTCCATTGCCGCTACCTGTGGTGTCAAACTTATTGAAGCCAAGGGCTTTGAAGCAAAGCGCCAAACATGTTTGGAAGCCGTTAACGCTGGTGTAATTCAATTGCACAAGGCCAAGGCCAAGGTAGGCCAAAACAAAAAATGCGCGATTGCCACAGCGTTTTTTGATGCACTGGTGACTGGTGGCCTTGGCAAGGGCACAGCGGCCAACTACCTCTCAACCTTTCGTAAGGCGGTGACTGAAGGTAAGCCGGTGACCGAATGGAACCCTGCACAATCCAAGGGTAAGGGCAAAGGCAAAGGCGGTACAAAGACCAAGGGTAGCAAAGCATTCGTCGATCTGTTCCGCCCTGCGTTCAACCATGATGATGGAAAGTCTTTTCAAGTGCTTTGTGCTGAGATCGAAGCCCGCTACCAAAACGATGATCTGGAAACGTTCTACGATGCATTCGTAGACTTTTTCAAAGCCGCTGGTGATGATATCGCTGAGTAACCCCTGACCCCCGCAACCCCTGACCGAAAGGTTGGGGGTTTTTTTTCGTCCAAAATTCCTATGTACGCTTTTAACAAAATCACCCCCACATCTAAAACCACTTATACCATCTTGCACCATGTGTACAGAAAAACTCTTTGATAACTGTTCCCTCGACGCGGGCCGTAAGTTGCGGAAAACCAAGGGTAAACCCCCTGTGGATAACTACGTGGCAAAGAAGTTGTCACGTGATTTTAAGACTGAACACACCACAACTTCTTTGTAGCTTAAAACCTATGTTGCTTCATATCATATGAAGCTATACAAAATGTTACCGATAACTGTTCCCTCGATGCGGGCCGTATTGACGCATAGGGGATTGCTTTGCGTAGTGCTACTTACCACGGGTTGGACACATCTTCATATCATATGAAGTGTCAACTGCGTATAAGGCAGTGCTGTCTCGCGTTTTATTCAATTATTCCTAAAAATTCTGTGAGCACAGAATAATACAAAACCCAGCATCCATGCGGGTTGCAGAGGGATTTTTCCCCTATTATTCTATTATTCTTTAAAAAATATATATGAAGTCTAAATTTTCAAAACGTCCGTTTTGCCGGTTTTTCTCACGCTTGCGTCTCTCTTTGGGCTTCTCGCTTATTCTCTCGCTCACTCGCCAAATCACAGCATTTTAGAATATTACCCTTTTTTCGCTCGTAACCCTATGATTTTAAACGCTTTTCTTTTATTCCCCACTTACAGAACTTTTAGGAATAATTGAATAAAACACCCTATCACACCAACTAGTAACAGCTTGACACATAGGGCTTCTTGTGTTATAGTAGAGGCTCAACACGTGAAAACATGTTGTAGAGAGAAACCCGCTTCATATCATATGAAGCACAACCAAGCTAAAGGAAAGCAATCATGACCAAGGCAAGAATCAGCAACTGCAACGCACGAACCCACGTGCAGTCCCTCAAAGTCTTCAAGGCCAACAACCTGTGGAGCGAGTGGGTCGATGACAGGAACACCGACACCAAGGACGCACGTTATGTGGTCTACAGCTACGACCGCCACTGGCCACTGTTTATATATGACGTACGCACCGACATGTGGTTTGATAACGCCAGCAAGTACGGCGTAACAACAAGTAAGCACAAAACGCAAAGTCACCCACTTATTGGGTCAGCCGAGAAGCTATGCATCACCCTGCTGCATGTGGATGACATGATCAAGGTTGCCAACAACGGGCCGGTTGGCCTGATCACGGGCTTGGGAGTGACAGCATGAAACAACGCGAAGACAACCTGACTGCCGACATGTTCGGCAAAGAACCCAAGGCCACTGTGTTTATGTTCTACGTGGAGACCGCAGAGGGTGAGTGCATCGAGTGGACGGGCCTGACCCTGACCAAGGCCAAGCAGATGTATGCGTACACCAACGCAAGCAACCCGAGCAACGTGGTGCGCAGTGGATGGGAGGCAATCAAATGAGCAAGATAACCATATCCAAGGGCGTGATCGAGGCATACATCCGCGTATTGCTAAACACTGTGCAGTCCGGCATAGAAGGGAAACCCCCCAGTCGCATCGAGTGGGAAGGTATGCAAGAGATGCTCTGGCGCATCGAGCACCATATCAACCAAGGAGAAACCAAATGAGACGCGAAGAACAACTGACGAAAGAACAATACAAGAAGGTACGCACCAACATCTTGTGGTGTCTCATGTATATGGCCGCACTTGTAGTTTTATACCTTGACTTGTACGTATGGCGACCCAACTGACCCATACATTCAAGCCCCATGTGTAAACTTGACACTACCCTGTCAACCTGTTATAGTATGGGCTGTGTTAGTAAATGTGTTAGCAAACTGGTACAACTTCATATCATATGAAGCTACCAACAACTGAAAGGCAATCATCATGAGTAACTTTGCAATCGACCTTGGTAACTTCAGCGTGTCCAAGCTCTCATCATCGGCACTGATCGTCAACCTGTCCCTCAGCGTTTGGACTGGCCGCAAGCTGGACAAGCGTGTCAGTGAAGAAGTTGACCAACAGAACAGCACCAAGACCCGTGCCGGTAACTACCACAAGAACCTGCTTGCAGGGTCGGGCAAGCTGACCGAGATCACCAAGATCGCCAACGCCACACGTTCGTGGTTGTATGGTGTGACCCAACCTTGGGGCGACAACGGCGACCGCATCCTCAACATGGCGTACTTCATGGAGTTCAAAGACCGACTCGCTGACTACGAGGGCCAGTTCGGAACGTCTGTCAACAGCTTTCTGGGTGATTACGACACACTAGTTGCCGCCGCCGCTTTCCAACTGGGCGACTTGTTCAACCGAGAAGACTACCCCATGCGGGAGGCTATCGAAGCCAAGTTCGGGTTTCGCTACAACATGATCCCCTTGCCGCAAGCGGGTGACTTTCGTGTGGACATCGGTGAAGAGGGTCTCAAGGAATTGCAGGAGCAGTACGAGGGTGTGCTCAAGGCACGTGTTACTGGTGCGATGACCGAGGCATGGGAGCGACTGCATGACTGCTTGTCCCGTATGTCGGAGCGCCTGACCGATGACACCGACAGCAACGGCGACCCCAAGCGCAAGATATTCCGTGACTCACTCATTGAGAATGCTGTCGAAGTGTGCGGCCTACTCAAGTCATTCAACATCACTGGTGACATGCGTATGGATGAGATGCGTAAGCAACTGGAAGATGCCATGCGTGGCGTGGATGCTGACTCACTGCGTGACAGCGACTCTCTGCGTGAGCAGACCAAGCGCAAGGTCGATTCGATCTTGTCGAAGTTCGACATCTAACGTCTTGCTTCATATCATATGAACCCCTCAAGAAAGTAAATCATGTACAACTCAATCACTCTCAAGCAATGTGCCGACCTGATCGCCGCCGTGGGCGACCAACAAACTGTCCTAGTGCAGGGCGAGATGGGTATTGGCAAGTCTGCCATCCTCAAGATGCTCAAGTCATCCACTGCATACCCTCAGTTCAAGGATGCGTACTTCTGCTACGTGGACATCACTACCAAAGATGTTGGTGACTTCATCGTCCCCAAGATACGTGACATTGACGGCAACGAGGTGTGCTCATTCATACCCAACGAAGAGTTCGGGTTCCACTTCAAGGGGCGCAAGGTCGTGATGATGCTGGACGAGGTGGGCAAGGCCAAGGGCGGTGTGATGAATGCATGCTTGCGGCTGATGAATGAGCAAGCACTGGGTGTGTACCAACTGACCGAGGGTAGTGTCGTGTTCGCCACAACCAACCTTGCCATCGAGGGTATCGGTGACAACGTGCCGCCACACGCACGTAACCGTATCACTGTGGTGCGTGCTGCCAAGCCTAATGCACAGACGTGGATAGAAGACTATGCGATACCTACGGGCATCAACCCTGTGATCATTGGCACTGTGGCTGAGTACCCCGAGATGTTTGCATCGTTCGAGGACTACGAGAAGCCAGAGCAGAACGTGTACATCAACGACCCACGTACGGTGCGTGGTGCTGTAGTTACCCCGCGTTCTATATCAAAGGCATCGGTCATCTACGAACGTACCCGCATCTTGGGTGATGCTGTGATGTGTCACGCATTGGCAGGCACTGTCGGTGAATCGGCAATGCACAACATCTTGACGATGGACAAGATGGACTCACAACTTACCCCGTGGGATGAGTTGGTCAAGTCACCCGAGACTGCCACTGTGCCAACGTCTGCTGCTGCCGCATGTATGTTGGTGAGCAAGGCTGTGCACCGCATCGAGAAGGACAACATGGTGGCGTGGATGAAGTTCATGAACCGCATCCCCAAAGAAGCACAGGGTCTGTTCGCCCGTAGTGTCATGTCGGAAAAGTGCCCCAAGCGTGACGTTGCCGCACGTAACACCGAGTTCGCTGTGTGGGCAGCGGCTAACAACTTCCTGTTCGCTAAGAAGTAATCGGAGAGTAGTCATGTCATTCATTACACAATCAAAGTCATTGACACCAATGCAGCGTGTGCAACGTGCACATGTAGAGTTGATGGGGCACCCCGAGACGATGGCCTACGCTGGTGTGCTGATGGTCGGTAAGTACGAAGTGCGGGACGATGTGCGTACTGCTTGCACCAACGGCATCGACTGTAAGTACGGCAGTGCGTTCATCAAGGACATGACCGACTCTGACTTGCGCGGTCTCATCATCCACGAGAATCTGCACAAGGTGTATCAGCACATGTTCCTGTGGCAGCACTTGTATGAAGAGGACGGCTCGACTGCTAACAAGGCATGCGACTACGTGATCAACCTAGAGATCGACTCTATCGACAAGCGTACCCACGGGTTCATCACACTGCCCAAGGGTGGGCTGCTTGATCACAAGTATGTGGGCATGGACTCACAGACTGTGTACAACATGTTGCGTGAAGACAAGGACGAGGACGACGACAGCGGCGGTGAAGGTGACGGCGGTGGGTTCGATGAGCATGACTGGCAGTCTGGCAAGGACATGTCACAAGAAGACATCGAGCAGGTTGCCAAGGACATCAACCAAGCCATACGTCAGGGTCAACTGATGGCGGGTAAGTTGGGTGGCAATCAGTCTCGTGAGTTGGGTTCGCTTATCGAGCCTAAGATTGACTGGCGTGAACAACTGCGTGAGTTCGTTTCATCTACTGCTGTAGGCAAGGACATCTCCACGTGGCAACGTGTCAACCGTAGGTGGCTGCAACATGACATGTACATGCCCTCGACTATCACCGAGACTGTTGGCCGCATCGTGGTTGCCATTGATACATCGGGTTCGATTGGTACTGCTGAGTTGTCCAAGTTCCTGTCCGAGGTGCAAGGCATCTGCCTCAACGCTATGCCCGAGAAGGTTGACCTGTTGTATTGGGATACCGACGTAGCAGCGCATGAGATGTACGCACAGGAACAACTTGGCACGTTGACATCATCTACCAAGCCAGCGGGCGGTGGTGGCACTGACGTGGCGTGTGTGTCCAAGTACCTCAAGGACAATCAGATCAAGCCCGAGTGTGTGATCGTGCTGACTGACGGATACATCTACGGTGACTGGGGTACATGGAACGTGCCCGTGCTGTGGACTATCGTAGGTGGCAACAAGGTCGTACCGCCAATGGGCAAGACCATCTACCTCGACTGATGTAAGCGTCTCACTTAAGAGACCTGTTCCCTCCCCCCTCCTAGCCCCTAACCTGAAAGTAAATCATGCAGACAACCAAAGAAAACTTCATCGGCCACATTGACTTTGGCCGCTTTCAAACTAACGTAGAGAACGCACGTGCGTTGAATCACGAGCATTGGAT